AGAACACTCATCTAGAGCATCCCGAAGACATCATCCTGGGTGGTAAAGATGCTGCTCGGAATGTCATCGACTTTCTGCGGGAGAGGAACAACAATCTCTCCGTCAAGTATGATGGTGCTCCTGCTATCGTGTTCGGCACATGTCCTGAGACTGGTAAGAAGTTTGTAGGTACAAAAAGTGTATTCAACAAAGTCAAAGTGAAGGTTAATTATACTCATGCTGACATCGAGAAGAATCATAGCAACAACGAAAAAGTTGCTGCCATCCTACACACCTGTCTTGAGACATTGCCGTGGGTGGAAGGGATTCATCAGTGTGATTTTATTGGTTATGGTGGTAAAAGCACTTTTACGCCCAATACTATCACTTATGACTTTGTTTCCGAAGATGTTCTTCGTGCTTCTATTGTTGTTGTGCATCATACATCTTATTCTGGCAAATCGTTCAGGGAACTTGAAGCAAACTTTGTTGACAATTCCTTGGGTAATCTACTTAATACCAATTCTTCTGTTCATTTTGTAAATCCAGATGCACAATTTACCTCCCGTCGTCGTCGGATTGATTACATTCTTGGTCTTGCAAGTGTGGTATGCAATTTTGTTAGATACCCTACGGAAAAGGAAGTAGCAAACCTCAAGATTGCAGTCAACAAGTGTATTCGTGAGGGTCGCAAAGTTGATTGTCTGAGTGGCAATCTGCTGTTGCTGTTCAATCTCATCAATCAAGTTAAAATGCTACTGATGGAAGGAATTACTGTGACTGGTGATCAAGTTGATGCACGAATTGACTATGGAAATGATTATGTTTCTGGTCACGAAGGTTATGTGATGACCAACAAGTTTGGCACTTACAAACTTGTCAACCGAGAAGTATTCAGTTATAATAACTTCAATCTGCCTAAGAATTGGTAACAATGGGGGCCTTTAAAGTGCCCCCTTATTAGATTATGACGCAAATGCAAATTCAACTTCGTCCTCATCAAACTCGTGCTGTTGCTGCTATGCAGAAGCACACCAAAGGTCAGGTGATTGTTCCTACTGGTGGTGGTAAAACTCTGAAGATGATTTATGATGCTCTGCGTCAGTTTCAGTCACAAACTCCTCAGACTGTTGTAGTTGTTGCTCCTCGCATTTTGCTTGCGGAACAACTCTCTGCAGAGTTTCTGGAGCATATCACTACTGTTGCTGTGTTGCATGTCCATAGTGGAGAAACTCATCACTTTAGCACTACCAAACCTGCTGAGATTTACAACTGGTCTCGTCGTGCATACAAGCATCAGTTGATCTTCACTACCTACAACTCTCTCAATCGTATTCAAGAGGCAGAGATTGATGTGGATACGATTTACTTTGACGAAGCACATAACTCTGTTCAACGACACTTTTTCCCTGCAACTGAGCACTTTGCTGCTACTGCAAGTCGTTGCTACTTCTTTACTGCAACTCCCAAACATTCTCTCACACCTTTCAAACCTGGGATGAACATGCCTCAGGTTTATGGTCAAGTCATCTGCAAAGTTCCCGCTCCTGAGTTAGTTGAGGGTGGGTTCATTGTGCCTCCTAAAGTTGTTGTCAAGCAACTGCCGATGGTGACTGGTAAGCAGACCAACTTTGACCGTGATGCTGAGAACCTGCTGGAAACGATTGATGAGCAGAATGTTGGCAAGATTTTGATTTGTGCTAAGGCAACCAAGCAAATTGTTGCTCTGGTATCGGAAACTGATTTCTGCTCTGAACTACAGCAACGAGGTTACTCTTGGATGTTCATTACCGCGAAGACGGGTGCTATCATTGATGGGCAGAAAGTCAATCGGGAAGTATTCTTTGATACTCTATCTACATGGGGTAAGGATAACTCCAAGAAGTTTGTTGTGATGCATCATAGCATCCTATCTGAGGGCATCAATGTGTCTGGATTGGAAGCGGTGTTGTTTATGCGGAACATGGACTACATTGGCATCTCTCAAACTATCGGACGTGTGATCCGTTTGCATCACGATGATGCCAAAGGTTTGCGTGATGGTGCTATTAAACCTGGCAATCTCAGTCAGTATGGCAAATCGTTCGGTCTTGTTTGTATTCCTGTCTACAGCAAGGTTGGTATCCAAACTGCCCGCGCAGTTCAAGAAGTTGTGAACACTACCTTTAACAAGGGAGAACCTGCTGTGTCGGTGGTTCGCAAATGAGACCCACTGAGAACCCTGTCCACCACTACACTGAAAACCTGATTTTTCTGCAATTCTACTGCGCGGGTGCCATTGGTCATCCACCTCAGGGAAATTGCCGATTTTTTTCAAATTATTAACAATGGGGGCCTTGAAAGTGTTCTAGTAATGTACAATCAACGGGCAATCGAGTCCGAGATTCTTATGAAACAGTTCTGGCAAGAAGTTCTTCAACTTCCATACAAGTCTAACAGTCAAGATAATCCGCTTCATGAACAACAAGTTCGTGAACTGCTTGATGAACATGGACTTGATTATGTTTGGCAACCTAATGGACCACAAAACTCTCCTGATTTCCGTGTTACACTTCCGAATGGAAAAGTTGTTGACATTGAATGTAAGTCCTCGAAGCAGACTTATCCTACCTACAATGGTGGATTGCCGAAGGAGGGAGTTATTTACATTTTCAGCAGTAAGAAGTATAATGAGACTACCATCTTCTTTGCCGATGATGTAGTTTCTCTCAAAAAACGTCAGCAATTTGCTAAACTTGTGGAGGAACTCAATGCTGTTCTGAAACTTCATCAAATGAATGAGGAATGGCAGCAAGATGACAGAGGATTTGATTTCTATATTCGTAACATGTACGTTCAGAATGGTACTGGCAAAAAAGACTACTTCAAGCACTCTAATCGCAAACAATGTGAATCCAATGTTCTCAATCATAACTGGTGATTGTCAACAAGTTCTCTCCTCTTATGAGGAGAACTTTTTTCATTCCTGTATATCTGATCCTCCGTATGGCATGGGTATGGACCACTGGGATTATGCTGTGCCTGGTGTAGACATCTGGCGTGAAGTGTTTCGTACACTTCGCCCAGGTGCTTTTTGTTTGTCGTTCTGTTCTCCTGAATTGTATCATCGTCTCGCATGTAATATTGAGGATGCTGGATTCATCATTAAGGACCAGATTATGTGGATGACAACCACAAAGATGCCCAAATATAATAGACTCAAACCAGCACATGAACCGATTGTAGTAGCACAAAAACCATATGAAGGTTCTCTCCAAAGTAATTTTGAGAAGTGGGGATGTGGGTTGATTGATACAGAGAATACCCGTGTGCCATGGGAGAAAGAACCACCGAAAGGTTGGGTGAAAGGTGGTGCCAAGCGTCGTACATTTGGACGTGAGGGTAACACAACTGGTGGTGGTGCTGAGTATGGCACTGTGGATGCAAATCCTGCTGGTAGGTATCCATCAAACATTATTGGTGAAGTGTTATCTGAACATCAAAAGTATTTCTATGCTCCCCGTGCCACACGCAAAGAGAAAGGAACTGAAAATGACCATCCTACAGTCAAACCCATAGATTTGATGGCGTATCTTATCAAGATTTATTCTTCCGTTGATTCTATTATACTGGACCCATTTTGCGGTTCTGGTAGCACTGGTGTAGCAGCAATTCGAGAATCTAGACATTTTGTTGGCATAGATTTGTCCGAACATTATACTGAAATAGCAAGAAAACGATGTCAAGAAGTTGATGCTGCCTCTAATAACAATCCCATACTTTCTGCAATGATATAAACTTGGATCGTCTAAAGTGTATGAGAACCCTGTCCACTACTACACTGAAAACCTGATTTTTTTCAAATTATTAACAATGGGGGCCTTGAAAGTGTCCCTATAGTGTAAAGTTACTGCTATCCTTACGAGGAGATTTATGACTAAGACCGAACAGTTTATTGCAGCACTTCAACAAGTTCCGCAGGAAGTGTATTGTGATTTCATGAAAATTGCAAGAGTTGTTTCATTTCAGTACCCATATTCTTTTGGAATTGATTGTTTTGCTCGTGGTGAGGGGATTGAATATGGATTTGTATTCGATGAAATTGGAAAATACATTAACCTAAAACCAAACAAAAAAGGTCAGGCAACTGATCCAGATTATGTGTTTGATGATAGTATTTTTGCTGATGCAAAAACTCAATGTAGTGGTATGAAACCACAAAAAACGGGAAAGAAACTTTTTTACACCAAACAATGGGACATTCAGAAGAAAGCAAAAGGGACCAATTCTTTTCAATCAAAATCTGATTGTTATGTTTTGATTGATCCTCTCTATGGGCGTATTGCAGTTGTGGATAGTTCTGTCTTTTATCGTAAGAAAGTTCCACCTAATACTGCACGAATTAGTTTCTCTGTTGCACCTGAAGATGTGGTGATGATTTATGATGGTATTAGTCAAGTTTCTGACATTCAAGTGGAACACGATCCTAATGCAATCTATCGTATGATTTGGGAAGAAGCAAAAGCACTAGCAAATGTTCAATGAAGCAAACATGGGGGCCTTGAAAGTGTCCCTATAGTATGAGCACAACTACCATGCAAGCACAAGCACAACAAATCATCGCAGACAATGTGTATCAGCACACTCTCGCACTGATTGAAGCACTCAAAGACAACTATCGTCAATGTTCGATTCGTTCTCATCAACGTTCTGTTGAACGATTTGATGCAGTTCCTGGTTATCATCAACGCAAGATTGATGAACTCAAGTCTGGTAAGTGCGACATTGACTATACCATCGAGACTGGTAAAAAGTATCACAAAATCATCTTCGTTGATGGTGGTGGACAACGATCTGCTCATGCTTTCGTTGATAAAAAGACGGGTGAGGTGTATAAAACTGCATCCTGGAAGTCTCCTGCCAAAGGTGTTCGTTTCGACCTGCGATTGATCGTTGATCGTGAATACTTGCTGGAACATGCTGACTGGTCTGGTGGTTACCTTTACGCAAAATGATTATGTACTCTCCTAAACCCTCTTCTTCTGGTGATTATGTTGCTGCTTTCGATATTGCGGCAACTTTGATAATCAAATCCCTTATCAAAAAGGGAGTAAAGTTTATTCGTCTTCATGACGATTTGTATAACATTCTAGGTGCAGATTCTAAAGCAGAGCAAACAAGTGTTAGAATGGCAGTTCGTAAAGCAAAGGCATTTGGTCTTTTAGTAAAAACTGAAATTGACACAATTTACGCTGTAAAATGACTTACTCTAACCTCTCCAAGATTCGCCCGAAGTTGAGAACATCAGGCAACATCACAGGTAACTTTGGACGTGCCAAATCTAAGGCAGGTTCTTCACTCAATGACCTGGGTGGTGATGGTAACATAGGTGCCACACAGAATGAATACTTGAACCGTCTTTATTATGCTTTTGATCACACTACCGAACCTAAACTTCGTCAGTTTCTTTACCAAGAAATCAAAAAAATCCACATTCAACGTGGAACTTGGTAAATGAAACAATGGGGGCTCTGAAAGTGTCCCTATACTGTAAGCAATTCTACAAACTCACTCAAATGAAATACATCGTTGAACTCTATGTTGGTGGCAAAGTCTTCAAGGAAGAAGTACAAGCAACCAACCCACAAGATGCACGAGAAACTGCACTTGCTCGCAATCCTAAAGCTAAAGTTGTCGGCGTGAATGTAAGTTTCAAGTGATGACTGAAAAGCACTACAATCTGCTGGAAAGTATCAAGGACCAGATTGACAAAAGAGTAGAGTATCACCTAAAATCTGGTGATTATGATACTGCGGATGCAATCATGGATGAGTTTTATGAATGGTTCAGTGATGAACCTTGTGAAGTGATCGGCATCGCAGTTCCATGAGAATTGAGTTTCCTCACAAACCACCCAAAGATTATCATTATGGCACCGAAGATTACAAAAGCAATGTGGTTAGGATTGTCCTCCATTGTGATAGGAAGTTTGATTACAATTTGGGCAAACCAACCAAAACCGTCTGGGGATTTTTCAACACCAAGACAGGTAAGTTCTATCGTCCTATAAATTACAAACAGGTGGGTAAGGTAATCAAAGATGTGCAATCTACCACATCTCCCTATAGTGGAATGGAACCACCTAAAAAGACAATTTTAGAGGAATGTTTTGTATGAAATAATGGGGGCCTTGAAAGTGTCCCTATAGTATGAGCACTCAACCAAATCACAAAATTATGCTCTGGCAAGACAGAAACGGCACTTGGCACTCTACTCAATCTCCGATTGATGCTAAGATTGAACAGGCAATGATTGCTGCCAATGCTGATAAAGTGTGGACCGAACGTGAATTGTCTGGTGATGCACTATTTGACGAACTTTTTGGAGGTTGATGACAATGAAAACTATTACAATTCCTGTCACCACGATTGAAAGATTGCTTGATGAATTACTCTCTGCTCAGAAAGTTTGTCTGAGTGTAGATTATTCATCGGACGATCATGAGAAATCTGCACCCTATGCAGTTGGTTATAGTAGAGCAATGATTGGTTGTATGATTGATGACCTCCGTCGTTTGATTGATTAACAACAATGGGGGCCTTGAAAGTGTCCCTATAGTATGAACACCACTGAAACCATGATCGACTTCCCCACACTACAATCCAAGGACGGCACGATGCTGGTTGGTTTCTATCCTGTTCAGACTCCTTTCGGTGACATCTCTGAAGAATGGTGTCTGCAAATCTTGTCTTGGAAAGGTATCGATCAGATCAGCAAAAAGTATCTGAATCGTGTTGAAAAGTCTCTCGCAATTCGTGATCGTCTCGCACATGATTACATCCTGACTGGTGACAATCAAGACTTCCCCCAACTCGGTAACCCTTTCTACGGTGCAGTTTGATGTTATTCCAAATTACCTACATTGAGTTTGATTTTGATGATGAAGATGAGATGGATGGGTATGAAAAAGACACCATCACATCCGAGGTGATCGGTCAAGTATGGGAAGCGGTGGATGAAGATGACCTCGTAGATGAGATCACATGTGCTACAGGTTGGTGTATCAAATCCATTGATTATCGTCACATTCTTAACACTCATTAAAGCAAACTCATGACACTCAACGCCACACAGATTACTCAACTCAAAGAGATTTACGCCCAGGTCCTTGTTGATAACATGGACATGGACGATTTGGTGAACTTTGCTACCGAAAGTATTGTTCTCAGTCTACCTGAAGATGAGGACGCTTTGATTGAAGAAATCAAGACCTATTACGATGATGATGTATTGAATGAGATGCTGGAAAGTGTATCAAACTTGGAGAAGTAATTATTAACAATGGGGGCCTTTAAAGTGTCCCTATAGTATGACACACTACAATCCCTACGTTCAGAACCTCATTGAGATGGGTTATGATGAACAAGATTGCCGAATGGTTGCTGATACTGGAAAGCAGAATGTAACCTATCCTCGCAACATTCACGGTCGCATCTTTGAGACCGAAAATGATTACAAAGAAGCACTTGCTGATTTCATCAATGGACTGTGACAAGATGTTTATACTGAATGACACTGCGAAGAATGATCCTGCGGTGCAAATTGCGATGCAAAACTATCTCAAACAAATGCATGCCGAAGAGTTTTATCGGGATGCAGTTCGTCGTGGTTTGATACAACCAACTCGCACTGAAGTTTGGAACATCTCCGACCGAGATTGATGAGAAAAAAACCAATGAAAGTTCTCACACTAGTTTTCATTGTAGCACTGGTCTTTTCACCAGGA